CCCGCACATGATCGAGGGGGGTCGCACGCTCGCGCACGCGGACCATCCGATCGTGACGGGCTACCCGTCGCTGTGGCAGCCGCTGAGGGTGCACTACAGCACCGACATGCCGGAGCCGCCGGCCGAGCCCGTACCCGCGCCTGAGCCGTCCGCGGCTGATGTGCGGGCGTGGGCTGCCGAGCAGGGCATCGAGGTGCCCGCGCGGGGCAAGCTGCCCGGCGATGTCGTCGAGCGGTACCGGGCGGCCACGGCCGAGTAAGGAGAGCGCCGTGACGCCGGAGGAGGAGGAACCCCGTTGAGTATCGTCACCCTCGCCGCCGTCAAGGTGCAGCTGAACATCGCCTCGACGGACACGAGCCACGACCTCGAGCTCCTGACATACATGGATGCGACGACCTCCGCTGTGGAGATCGTGCTCGGCCAGGCGGTGGCGCTGCGCACCGTCACCGAGGACCTGGAGCTCGTCGGCCGCCGCCGGTTCCGGCTGTGGACGGCGCCCGCGATCGCACTCGTGTCCGTGCAGTCCTGGGACGGCGCCATCGTCTGGGATATCGCGAACCTGCGGTTGGACCAGGACGCCGGTCTGGTGCGGGTCATGGCCGGGGCCGCCCCCGCCGGTCTGGTCACCGCGGTCTACACGGCCGGGCTGGAGCAGGTGACGGCGAACATCCAGCTGGCCGCCCTCATCATCATCCAGCACCTGTGGGAGACCAAGCGCGGCGTGATGGGGGTGCGTCTCGGCGGCGACGGCGAGCAGTTCGTGCCTGGCCTCGGCTTCGCGATTCCCCGGCGCGCCGTCGAACTGCTCGGCCCGCGCAGGCCGGTGGTGGCGTGATGGACAGGTGGGCGTCCACGGTCCCCGGGACGATCGACGCGCTGGTGCGCATCTTCACGCTCGCGAGCCAGCCGGGCGGCCCGCTGGAGGGCGTCATTGTCCGGGACGGCCCCGCCATCGAGTCGACGGCCGCCCTGGAGGTGCTGTCGGTGGGCTGGACGGGCGTCGAGGGCGAGACGGACGTCGATACGCAGGTCCTCGCCGAGGGCCTCGGGAACGTCCCGGACCGTGAGCAGGCCACGATCCGCTGCGCGGCTGCGGTCCTCGCGGGCAATACGAACGTTGCGGCGGCCCGTGCCCGCGCCTACCAGATCATGAACGCGGCAGGGGCTGTCATCGTCGCCGACCGCACCCTGCAGGGCGCGGTCATGGACTCCCGGGTCAGCGGGCATTCGCTGTCTCAGGACCAGACCGACCGGGGCCTTCAGGCCGTCGTGGTCTTCGCTGTCGACTGCGACGCCTTCACCCCGCGCTCCTAGCCCTTCGGGTCACGGGGCTGCCACGGGGGTGCGCTCTCGGGCCTCCAGCCCGGGGTGTCCTCCTTGGCCGGCGGGCCCCATGGCGGCGGCAGTGCCGGTGCCGGTCGGGGACGGCCATGTGTCACCAGGCCGCCGATGAACACCGGGAATGCGGCGATGAGGCCGAGGAATCCCAGCACCGACAGCCACGGCGTCCGCTCCGCCATTCCCGCGACCAGAGCAAGGAATGCCACTGCCGCGATGCACAGCGCGACGGCGAGCATGCGCATCCGCGCTGCCCGGATCACCACGGTGAGCGCGGTCGCGAGGACCACCAGAGAAATCAGCATCGCTGCCTGCATGTCCGCATCGTCCAGTCCGAGCCGAGTGGCCGTCAACCAGAAGAACAGAGGTACCGCGCATGACCGCGCTCACTACCAACGTCGTCCCCAATGTGGGGGTGGACATCTCCACGCTGCTCGTGGCCCCCACGAACGGCGATACGGCGCCGACCGGCACCGGAACGTTCCTCGTCGTCAAGAACACCAACGCCGCCGCGTGCGTGGTCACGCTCGCCTGCCCGGCCCTCGTCGACGGTCGCCTGACGACGTCGAGCAGCACCTTCAGCGTGCCGCTGACCTCCGGCCTCGGCATCATCCCCCTGCTGCCGATCTACGCGAACCCGTCGACCGGGCTGGCCACCATCACGAGCTACTCGGTCACCTCCGGCGTGACCGTCGGCGTGGTGAGGGTCCCGTGAGCACCGTGATCATGCGGCACCCGACGCTGCCGCCAGAGCAGGAGATCGAGGTTGATGAGGGCGCCGTCCCCCATCACGCGGGCGCCGGCTGGCAGGTCGTCCCCGCCGAAGAGCTGCAGGCCCGCGCAGCCGCAGCGGCCGAGGCCACCGCCAAGGCCCTCGCGGCCGCTGCTGGGAACGCCCAGGAGCCGCCCGCGCCGGTCGCCGCCGAGGCGTCCGAGGACAAGCCCACCCCTGCGCGGCCCCGCGCGAAGGCCACCGAGAAGAAGGACGAGGAATAGCCCATGGTCGCCACCCCGATCACCGCGACAAGCCGGTACATCCCGCCCGGCACGACGAGGTACTACTTCGTCTCCACCATCGCGAACAAGAACAGCCCGACCCGCTCCGAGCTCAACGCGGGCAGCGACCTGACGGCGGAGATCGCGGCCGTGTCCGGCTTCGCGACGACCTCGGACCAGGCCGACACCCCGGACCTCGGCTCCCGGTTCACCGGGAAGATCCCGGGCCGGATCACCGCCGACGACAGCTCGATCACCCTGTACCTGTCGTCGACGTCCAATGACGTCCGCACGCTGCTGCCGCGCGACACGGTGGGCTTCGTGTGCATCTTCCCCGAGGGCGACACCGCGGGCCTGAAGTACGACGTCTTCCCGGTCCGGGTCGCCGGCCAGCCGAAGCAGCGCGACGTGGAGAACCCCAGCCAGATCATGATTCAGTTCACGATCACGTCCATCCCGGTCGAGAACCTGACGGTGCCGTAGTGCAGCCGGACTGGGAGCTGCGCCGCGGCCGTGATCTGTCCCGGCTGTCGCGGGAGTTGCGGCGCATGGACAACCGCGAGGTCGTCAAGCGGATGCGCAAGGAACTGCGCAAGTCGGCACGGCCCCTGGTCCCGATCGTGCGGTCGTCGATCCGCAGGATCCCGTCCAAGACCCCGTACCGGGTCGGTGGCCTGCGCAGCGACCTGTCCAAGGCGACGCGGCTGGAGGTCAAGACCACCGGCCGCAACGCCCGCGTGTCCATCCGTGTGGACGGCCGCAAGATGCCCAACCACTCGAAGGCCGTCCAGGCCTACATGGAAGGCGTCAAACCGCGCTGGCGGCACCCGGTCTTCGGGAACCGCGAGGTGTGGGTCCAGCAGCCAGCGCAGCCCTACTTCTACAAGGTCGTGGCCCCGGCGGCCGGTCCACGGTCCCGTGTGGCCGTGAACTACGTCCTCGACGGCATCATCCGCGACATCACCCGATGAGGAGTCTCACCCATGTCCCTGTCCCGTGACGCCATCCTGACCGTCGTCGACGTGCAGATCGAGAAGGTCGTCGTGCCCGAATGGGGCGGCGACGTCTTCCTGCGCGGCCTGACCGGCGAGGAACGCGACGCCTGGGAGGCGTCCCGCCGCCAGATCCGCGGTGCCGGAACCAAGCACATGGAGATCGTGCCGGTCTCCGACAATGCGCGGGCGTCGCTGCTGGTGAAGTGCATCATCGACGAGGCCGGTGAGCGGGTCTTCACCGACCGGGATGCGCCCGCGCTCGGCACGAAGAACGGCAAGATCATCGACCGGCTTTACGACGTCGCAGCAGCCCTGTCGGGGATCGGCGGCGACGACGAGGAGGAGCTGGCGGGAAACTCCGAAGCGCCGACGGCTTCCGGCGCTTCTGCTTCATCCTCGCCCGAGATGTCTTCCACTGCTCCGTAGCGGAGATGCTCCGGCGCATCACCTCGCGTGAGCTGACCGAGTGGATGGCGTTCTACCGCATCGAGGCCGAAGACCGAGAAGAAGAAGCAGAGGCACAACGAGCGGACTACTGATCTGCGGCCTGCTTGCAGCCCATACGCCCGCCGTGCCGTAACGGCACACCGCCGAGAGGGGGGCGCATGGGTAAGGCCGTCGTCTATGACCTGATCGCCCGGGACCGCGCGTCCCGCACCATGGACCACATCGGGCGGCGCGCCGGCGTCCTCGACCGGGGCTTCGGGAAGCTCGCGCGCGCGGCGAAGCTCGCGGGGGAGGCCGTGGCCGCCGGTGCGGCGATCATCGCCGTCGAGTCGGTGAAGCAGGCCTCCGAGTTCCAGGCGTCGATGACGAAGATCAGCACACAGGCCGGCGGCACCGCCAAGGACGTCCAGGTGCTGTCCAAGGCTGTCCTCGACATGGGCCGTACCGCGCAGCAGGGCCCGAAGGCGCTCGCGGACTCGCTGTACCACCTCAAGTCGGTGGGCATGGACAACACCGACGCGATGAAGGCGCTCCGCAAGGCGAGCGACCTGGCGGCCGTCGGCGGCGCCGACCTCGAGGAGACCACCAACGCCCTGGCGGGCGCGTGGCGCACGGGTATCAAGGGTGCGACGAGCTTCGGTGAGGCGGCGGCCACGGTCAACGCCATCATCGGCGCAGGCAACATGCGGATGGCTGACTTCACCGAGGCCATCGGGACCGGCATCCTCCCGACCGCCAAGACGTTCGGGCTGAGCATGAAGAGTGTCGGTGCCGCGCTGGCGACACTCACTGACGAGGGCGTGCCGGCGGTCGACGCGGCGACCCGGCTGCGCATGTCCATCTCGCTGCTGGCGGCGCCCTCGGGCAAGGCCGAGAAGCAGCTCGGGAAGATCGGGCTGTCCGGCAAGACCCTGGCGACCGCGATGCGCGGGCCGAACGGCCTGATCGGCGCTATCCAACTCATCCAGGACCACCTCGACAAGTCCGGGCTGTCGGCCGTGGATGCGTCCCAGCTGCTGTCCCGGGCGTTCGGTGGCGGCCGCTCGTCGTCAACGATCCTCGCGCTGGTCAACAACCTGGATGTCCTGAAGAAGAAGCAGGACCAGATCAACAAGAGCATCGGGAAGTTCCCGGCGGCGGTCGTGGCGCAGCGTAAGACCGCGCAGGCCCAATGGAAGCTGCTGGTCAGCAACCTCGAAGTGCTCAGCGTGAAGATCGGTACGAAGATCCTGCCGCCGGTCACCCGCTTCGTGTCCTACCTGAGCAAGACCGCGCTGCCTGCCGTCGTCCACTTCGGCGAGGGCCTGGTCAACAAGCTGCTGCCCAAGGGCGCTTTCGCCACGGCTGGCAAGACGTTCGAGGACTTCTTCGCCGGACTGTCGGGGAAGGGCCCTGCGGTCATTCCCACGCCGAAGCTGGGCGTTCCGCAGGGCCAGTCCCTGGAGGGGCCGGTGTCGCAGGCCCAGAAGTTCGGGAAGACGCTGCACGACGTCGTGTCCAGCCTGGTGAAGGAGTGGGCTCCCGTGGCGAAGACCGCCGGGGGTATCGCTCTGGCGTTCGCTGGCATCGTCACGCACACGCCTGCTCCGGTCTTCAAGTCGATCGTCGATGTGATGGTGGCGACCGCGATCACGAAGAAGATCGTGGACCTCGCTGCGGCCTTCCGGGCGCTGCGTACCGCGATGGCGTCCTCGTGGGTGGCCGCACTCGGCCCGATCGGCCTGACGATCCTTGCGGTGACTGGCCTGACGTATGTGATCGGCCGTCTGATGGGCGCCTGGCACGACCTCGGCGGCATGCTCAGCTTCTTCGGTGAGGGCTTTGGTCAGATCGGCCGGGGCTTGGCCACAGCGGGTCGGTGGATCGCGCACTTCTTCGACCACAAGAACGGCACCCTCGCCAACGCGGTCCGGGGAGCCAACTCGTGGATGTACGGCATCGGCAAGGACATCGTGTCGGGCCTGTGGCACGGCATCCTCGGCGGGTGGCACTGGCTCACCGGCCTCGGCCAGTCGATCAAAGACGCCGTCGTCGGCACCATCACGCACAGCTTCGGGATCGCTTCTCCGGCGAAGGTGATGATGCCGCTCGGCGCCGACATCGTCCGGGGTCTGCTCGTTGGCGCGCTGGGTGTCGCGGCCGGCATCGGCAAGTGGATCTACAGCCACGTGAAGACCCCGGTCACGGGGGCCTTCAAGGGTGCCGGGTCGTGGCTGTCTTCCAAGGGAAGCGCCGTCATCTCCGGCCTGTGGTCCGGCATGAAGGGGCCGTGGAAGGACCTCACCAAGTGGGTGTCTGGCATCGCGGCCTGGATCAAGGCCCACAAGGGCCCGATCAGCCTGGACCGCAGGCTGCTGCACCCCGCTGGTGTCGCGCTGATGCACGGCCTGCTCCAGGGCCTGAAGTTCGGATTCGGCCCGGTCGGCTCGTTCGTCTACAAGGCCGGTTCGAAGATCTCGGACGTGCTCGGCGGGATCGGGATCGGAAAGGGCTACAGCGGCTCGACGGCCATCATGAACCTCGGCAAGCAGATGATGCAGGCCAAGGGCTGGAGCGCCGACCAGTGGGCCGCCCTGCGCGCGCTGTGGATGGGCGAGTCGGGCTGGAACCCCAAGGCCCTCAACAAGTCCTCCGGCGCGTTCGGCATCCCGCAGGCGCTGCCCGCGAAGAAGATGGCCTCGGCCGGCGCGGACTGGCAGACCAACCCGGCCACCCAGATCAAGTGGGGCCTGGACTACATCAAGTCCCGGTACGGGTCCCCGGGTGCGGCGTACAGCGCGTGGCTGTCCCGGTCCCCGCACTGGTACGCCAAGGGCACCGGCGGGGCCGCCCGGGGCCTGGCCTGGGTCGGCGAGAAGGGCCCCGAGCTGGTCAACTTCCGTGGCGGCGAGGACGTCCTCAGCCACCCCGACTCCATGCAGTTCGCCAAGACCAACGGCATCAAGCTGCCGGGCTACGCGTCGGGCACCATCCTCAACGCCGCTGACCGGGTACGGCGTGACCGGGTGCTCGTTGAGGACGCCAAGGATGCCGTGGCGCGCGCCAAGCGGCGCCACAAGGGCGTTGCGGCTGCGGAGAAGCAGCTCAAGGCTGCGGAGAAGGCGCTCCAGGCGGCCGAGATCTCTCTGAACAACGCGAAGCGCTCCGCTCGGACATCGGTCGCCAACACGATCGCTACCGGCCTGGTGAAGACCCTGTCGACGGGGACATCGTCGGCGATCGCATCGGCGGTCAAGAGCCTCACTACGAAGCTGCTGAACGCCGGCTACGACAAGCTCGCCAAGTCCGTGTTGAAGACAGGCGACAAACTGGAGAAGCTCGCCGCCAAACGCGACACCGTCCAGCAGCGGATCGTCGCCGCCAAGCAGTACGCGAGCGATCAGACGACGTCGATGAAGGACTACCTCGGCGTCTCCGGAACCACGACAACCAACGTCACCGACCTGATCGCGCAGATGCAGGGCAGCCAGGGCACCGCAACCAAGTTCGCCGCGGAGGTCAAGTCGCTGCAGGCGCGGGGCCTGTCCAAGGACCTGCTCGGCCAGCTCGCGGACGCCGGTCCCGGCAGCCAGCTCGCGGCCGCCCTGTCCAGTGTCACCACCGGCGACATCGCCAAGCTGAACAAGCTCTCGGCCTCGGGCAACAAGCTCGCGAAGTCCTTCGGCAACACCATGGCCGACGCCCTGTACGACAGCGGCAAGAACGCCAGCAAGGGCTTCCTGACCGGCCTGCTCAGCCAGGAGAAGGACATCCAGAAGGAGATGGACAGGCTCGCCAAGGGCATGATCAAGGCGATCAAGAAGGCGCTGAAAATCAAGTCTCCGTCCGTCGTCGCCCGGGACGAGGTCGGCAAGATGTTCGGCGCCGGCCTGGTCGGCGGCATGGACGCACATCTCCCGCACATCGTCGCCGCCGCACAGCGCTCCGCTGACGCCATGTCCGCGGTTCCCGCGACCCCGCGGTTCAGCATGAAGGCGACGTCCGGCCAGCAACCGCTGTCCGGCCAGGACCGGGCCGCCTTCCAGCAGCTGGTGGACGCACTCCAAGCGGGCGGCGGCACCGAGGTACACGTCCACTTCAACGACGAGCGGCTGAGCGACCTCATCGACGTCCGGGTGAAACCGAAGATCAAGGCGGCGCAGGCCGAATCCGCCTTCCGGGCAAAGGTGGGCCGCAGGTGACGATCTCCTACATCGCGGTCGGCGCACTGTCGCAGAACGCGACGACCATCACCCCCGCCTACCCGGCCGGCGCCACAGTCGGCCGCCTGGCGGTGCTCCAGGTCGCCTCGGGCAGCCCCACGGACTCGGTCCCGTCCACGCCTTCCGGGTGGACGGCCGTCGACTCGTTCTCGGGCGGCGGCGGCACCTTCGGATCCGGCACGGGCCCCCGCCGCATCACCTGGTTCGCCCGCGTCCTGCTCGGCTCCGACGCAACGCCGACGACGATCATCCCCACCGGCACCGGATCGGTCATCGCCGGCCGGATCCACGTCCTGTCACGATCCGCCGGCACCGGCTGGCGGTGGGGCGACACGTTCGGTGACGACCAGGTGTCGGGCACCGGATTCTCCGCGGCCTGCTCGACTGCGGTGACCTGGACGACTGGCGACTTCGCGCTCATCGGATACGGCATTGCCGGATCCGGTAGCACGTTCAGCGCCGAGGCCATCACCGCCACCGGAATCACCTTCGGCACGGTCACCGAACAGTCCGACGATCAGATCACCTCGATCGGCAACCACGAGGGCATGGCCTCGGCCACGGCCACCGTCACCGCCGGGACGGGCACGCAGGCCCCAACGGTGACGGCGACGCTCAGCGCCGCGGCAATCGGTGTCGCTTCGGTCTTGCGGGTCCGGGAGGCGTCGGCAGCCCTGACGGCGACCGCGCAGGCGGTGTCCCCGCCGCGTGTGCTGTGCTCGGTGACCGGGATGCTCGCCGAGAACATCACCACGGCCAGCATCTATCGCGTATACGGAACAGCCCGCACAGCGGTGCGCGCCGCCACGGCCGTCTCTGTCACCGGCGCCGACGCCCTGCTGCGGGTCGACGCCGAACAGCCCTTCGGGGTCGCCACCTCCTACGCCGCAGACCTCACCGACGTCAACGGCGACACCTGGACCGTCACCTCTGGCTCGATCACGTCCACAGTGACGGCCGACGTCATCAGCGACGCCATCCAGGCCCTCGGCGCCAGCGTGAAGATCGAGGCCCCGCTCGACAAGAAGCGCGACCGCGACGCAACGATCTTCAACGTCGGCGGCCGGAATCTCGTAGTCGGCCGGCCCCGCTCGAAGGCCCAGGCCACCATCACGGTACGGACCGAATCCGACGCCGACGGCGACAACCTGCAGGCCGTCCTCAACGGCGCCACTGACGGCGTCGTGATGATCCGCAAACAGTCCACCCTCGACCGGCTCGACGGGCACTACGCGATCGTCTCCGACACCGAGGCGCCAACCTGGTACGACGGATACCGCTGGTGGACGCTGGAGGCCGTCGAGGTCGAGGGCTGGGCCGACAGCCTGGAGGCTGCGGGCTTCACCCTGCAGGACATCGCGAACAACTACACGCAGCTCCAGGACATCGCGAACGCGAACGCCACGCTGCTGATCCTCGCCCAGCGGAGCTTCTGATGCTCACCATGTCCGATGACGCCCTCGCCGTCGTCCAGCGCAGCTTCACCATGGATGTCCGCGTCGAGTCGTGGCTGAACGGGGTCCTGCTGGCCGACGACGTGCCCGTGGCAGACGGCTCGGAATCCCGGGACCGCAGCCTGAACGTGCCGGAGAGCGTCAGCCTCACCGTGCCCCGCTACGACGCGGCGACCGGCATGTCGTGGGATCCGATCGACGTGGACCATCCGCTCGCCGCATACGGCCAGCAACTGCGCATCAGCTACGGCGTCGACATCGGCGGCGACTTCGAATGGATCGCCCGCGGCTGGTTCCTCATCACCGAGTCGGCCACCGACGGCGACACCGTCAGCGTCACGGCGCAAGGACTGCTGGCCGTCGTCGACGAAGCAAAGTTCGTCGCGCCCTACCAGCCCAGCGGAACCCTCACCTCCACCATCCAGAGCCTGGTGGAGCCCGCGCTGACCGTCACCTTCGACGGCACCCTCACCGACCGGTCCGTACCCACCAGCATGCAGTGGGACGACGACCGGCTGGGCGCCCTCAACGAAGTCATGGACGCGTGGCCGGCGGCCGCCCGGGTCACCGAGGACGGACTCCTGCTCGTGGAACCCGTCAGCGACGCCGGCGCCTCGGTGCTGTCCATCACGGACGGCACCGGCGGCACCGTGGTGCGCTGGCAGGGCGCCACATCCCGGGACGGCGCCTTCAACTGCGTGGTCGCCCAAGGGGAGGACGCCTTCGGCACGCAGATCCAGGGCGTCGCCTACGACACGGACCCGAACTCGCCGTTCCTGTTCGGCGGCCCGTTCTCGCCGCTGCCGGTGCCCTCCACCTTCAGCAGCACGCTGCTCACCACGATCGCGCAGTGCCGGACGGCGGCCGCGACCCGCCTGATGACGCTACGCAGGTCGGCCTCAAGGAAGTTGAGCGTGACTATGGTGCCCCATCCCGGCCTGGTGACAGGCGACATCATCACGGTCACCGGGGCCGGCCTCACCGCGGCCCGCTGCGCCATCGAGAGCCTGTCTCTCCCGTACACCCCGGGCGAGATGGCCCTCACGCTGCGGGTGATCAGCTGATGCCCGATTTCGCCGACACCCGCGTATCACTGGCCGGGCAGGGCCACCTCATCGCCCGCGCGGCGTCCACGGTCTCGTCCAACTCGTGTGTGATCGACGTGTACGGGATCCAGGTCGCCGCCCGCGTCCTCGGCTCGGTCACGATCAACGTCAACGACGTCCTGATGGTGCTGCGCATGGGCTCCCGGTACTTCGTGCAGGACGTCGTAGCCGCCGCCCCCGTCGTACCGCCCGTGGCCGCGCCGCCGCCCGACACCACGCCCTCATCCGGAGACAAGGCGCCAACCCCGAAGCCCACGGTGACCACCGGCACCCTCACCTGTTCGCCGGTGAGCACGGCGACCTACCGCGACGGCAGCTGGCGCTCCGACATCGGCCGCACCGACTACGCGGACCTTTTCCAGGGCCGCTACTCCGGCAGCTCCTTCGGACGGAACACGGGCTGCGCGTTCTATGGCAGCAAGCCCCGCACCATCAGCGGCGCGACCGTCACGAAGGCCACGATCCACCTGCGCCGCCTGAAGGGAGCCGGGGTGTACTCGGGCCGCACACCAACGCTGCGCCTGCTCTCGCAGTCCACACGACCCAGCGGGGCCCCGACCCTCAACGAGTCCACCAGCGGCCCGAGCCTCGCCGTGGGCGACACCGTGAACGCTTTCGCGATCCCGAACAGCTGGGCGCAGGCCATGGTCGGCGGCACCCGCGGCGGCATCGCCATCAACATCAGCTCGGACGACCCCTACATGCAGCTCGCCGGACGCGCCTCCTGGTCTGCGGCCTGGGTGCTGGTTATCAACTGGAGACGCGGATGACGCAGCAGACCAGCAAGGGCCTGACCTACCCCGAGTCGACGGATCATACGAGGTTGTGGGAGCACATCCAGACCCTGGCGACCGGCGCCGACGGTTTGATCATCGGCGGTATCGATGTGCAGACGTTCACGGCGTCGGGCACATGGACGGCCCCGGCGGGCGCACTGCTGGTGTTCGTGCAGGTGCAGGCCGGGGGTGGCGGGGCCGGCGGGAGCCCATCGACCAGCGCCGGGCAGGGCGCAGCCTCCCCCGGCGCCGGCGGCGGGGAATACGCGCAGGGCTGGTTCACCGCAGCCGGCGCGGGCTCCAGCGTCGCCATCACTGTCGGCGCGGGCGGCACCGCAGGCGGCACCGGGTCCACCACTGGCGGCGACGGCGGCACCAGCTCGTTCGGGTCGCTGATCACAGCGCTCGGCGGGACCGGCAGCGGCGGCTCCACAGCCTCATCGGCAGCCAGCAACAGCCTGGGCGGCACCAACGGCGGCACGGGCGGCACGGGCGGCAGCTTCCGGTTCCATGGCGGCGACGGCAACAACGCCCAGACGCTCTCCGGCTATCCGGTGAAGTACAACCACGGCGGCCAGTCGTACATGGCGCCAGTCCGACGTTCCGCCGGTACATCGGTCAGTTCTGCGGCTGGCTTGGCTGGCCTGGCGTATGGGGGCGGTGCGTCCGGGTCATCCAACGGTCCTAGCCAGTCGGCCGTTGCCGGCGCGGCGGGCGGCGACGGCGTCGTCATCGTCATCACCTACAAGGCCTGACGTGCCGGTCATCACCGCGGGAGACGCGATCAGCACGCAGCAGTGGGATACGGACGCCGGCGTCTACACCCGCTACCTGTACGGGGCGGTTGTCGAGCAGAGGCCGTTCACCGATACCGAGATCGCGTGGCTGGCCGGAGCTGCGACCGACGCCGCCCGGCAGGCCAACCGGGCGGCGCTCCTGGCGGCAGCCCGCATCGCGTTCACCAACAATGCGGCCTACCTCTCCAAGGTGACCGCTGGGACTGCGGTCACCGCCGACCACATTGCGCAGGTCCCGGCTCTGACTCGGCAGATGCAGGCCGTGATCCGCATCATCGTCGGCTCCGACCTGCTCGATCAGACCTAAGGAGCATCCGTTGACCAGCATCCCCGGCGTCGACTACGCCTGGTCGCACCCGAGCCCCGCATCGCTGAAGGGGGCAGGGAAGGCCTTCGTGTGCCGGTATCTGTCCACGGACGCGTCCAAGAGCCTCACGGCGGCTGAGGCGGAGGCCCTGGCTGCTGTGGGCATTGCCAGCGTCGTCGTGTGGGAGACCACCGCCAAGCGCGCCCTGGACGGGAAGACGGCGGGCGCCGCCGATGCCAAGGCCGCCACCGCTCAGGCCACAGCCTGCGGCATGCCTGACTCCCGGCCGATCTACTTCGCCGTCGACTTCGACGCCACCGCAGCCCAGCAGACCGCGATCAGCGCGTACTTCGACGGCGCCGCATCCGTGCTCGGTCTAGACCGGGTCGGGATCTACGGCGGCTACTACCCCGTCAAGCGGACCCTCGACGCCGGCAAGGCGGCGTGGGCGTGGCAGACCATCGCCTGGTCCGGCGGCAAGTGGGACACGCGGGCCGTCATCCGGCAGGGCGCACAGGCCACCATCGGCGGCGTGTCCTGCGACCTCAACACCGCCTTGGCCGACGACTACGGCCAGTGGACACCTGGAGAAGACATGGCACTCACCCCCGCGCAGGCCGCCCAACTCACCGCCGTCCATGCAGCGGTGACCACCATCGGCTCGCTGACCGAGAAGGACGCCAGCGGCAACCCGGTCAAGCACAGCGCCGGGTACTACCTGGCACACATCCACGGCGACACCCTCGCCATCAAGACGAACGAGGCCGCGCAGACCGCCGCCATCACCGCACTGGCCGGGCTCATCGGTACGGGCGTCGACACCGCGGCCGTCGTGACCGCCGTCCAGCAGGCCATCGCAGCCGCCGTCGTCAAGGTCGATGTCACCGTCGGCACCCCCACCGCCTGACCCCTCTCCGCAGAAACGGATCTCCCCATGGCCAACGCACCCATCGAGCAGAAGGTGAAGTCCGCGACCGCGGCCACCTTCGTCGTAGCCCTGCTGCTCGCCGTCCTCAACTCGGTGGTCGCCGACAGCAGCCTGCTCAACCCTCTGCCCGCATGGCTGCAGGCCCTCGTCATCTCCGTCGTTCCGGCGCTGGTGACGTTCCTCGCAGGCTGGCAGGCCAAGCACAGCCCTCGCGTCGAGTAAGGAACCACGTTGGACGCCGCGACCCTCGGAGTTGTCCTCACCTTCGCGGCCGGGGCCGGCGGCGTCC